AGCCTTGGGAACTCCCTTTTCTTTGACGCTACTCACTCAGTCCAGAGACCTGGAGGAGGTGGTGATAAGAGCAGCGGTGATAGTAGGTATGTTCCTAGCATGTTGCGTGCCGCAGCTGCTCTTGGTGTTGAGTCATTTTTTATAGAGGTACATCCCTATCCATTATCTTCTCCCAGCGATGGCGATAATATGCTTCAGCTAAGACAGCTAGATGAAGTAGTTGAACAATTACTTGAATTTAATTATGTACAGAAATCACAAACTGTGGTATAATAACCTATGAATATTAGAATAGAACAAACAATACTTCGAAAGATGTTAACTGATGATGCGTATATGCGTAAGGTATTACCATTTATCAAAGCAGAATATTTCGAAGGCACATATAGAATATTATTTAAGGAGTATTGTAAATTTGTAACTAAATACAATACTCTTCCAACTAAAGAAGCATTCTTAGTTGAACTTAATGAACATTCACAATTATCAAATGATCAGTTTTCTGCAGCTGTTGATATCGCTCAAAATCTATTTGAAGGTGATCCTGTAGATGAAAAATGGTTGATTGATAATACAGAGAAATGGTGTCAAGATAGAGCAATCTATAATGCACTACTAAAGTCAGTTAATATTGCTGATGGTAATGATGATAAGTTATCTAAAGATGCTATCCCCACCATCTTACAAGAAGCACTAGGTGTTTCATTTGATGAACACATAGGACATGATTATATTGAGTCTGCTGACGATAGATATGAATTCTATCATAGAGAAGAGGAGAAGATACCATTTGACTTAGAGAAGTTTAATTACATCACTAAGGGTGGTCTTCCTAATAAAACTCTCAACATAGCACTAGCAGGTACAGGTGTTGGTAAGTCACTATTCATGTGTCACATGGCTAGTGCTACTTTAATGCAAGGTAAGAATGTTCTTTACCTTACAATGGAGATGTCTGAAGAAAAGATCGCTGAACGTATTGATGCTAATTGTATGAACATTAACATCAAGGATATAGTTGATCTACCACAACTCATGTTCAAATCTAAGATATCTGAGATAGACAAGAAGACCAAAGGTAAGATTGTTATCAAAGAATATCCTACTGCATCTGCACATGCTGGACACTTCAGGGCATTGCTCAGTGAATTGAAGTTGAAAAAATCCTTCATACCTGATATAATATTTGTAGACTACCTTAACATCTGTGCTAGTTCCAGATACAAAGGACACATCGTTAATTCTTATACCTATGTTAAAGCGATTGCAGAAGAGCTTCGGGGTCTTGCTGTCGAAAGTAACCTACCGATTGTTAGTGCTACTCAAACTACTCGTGCTGGTTTTGGGTCTAGTGAGCCTGAGCTTACTGACACTTCAGAATCCTTTGGACTCCCTGCTACTGCTGACCTTATGTTCGCTCTCATATCTAGCGAGGAACTGGAATCCGAGGGCAGAATAAAGATCAAACAACTTAAGAATAGATACAATGATCCTACTGGATTAAATAAGTCTTTCAAGATAGGTATAGATAGAGCAAAGATGAAGCTATTTGATGTAGCAGATTCTGAATCTAATCTAGAAACACCTGAAGAAGATACTTCTAGTGCATCTTTATATGATGCCTATGATGTTATAAAACAAAACCAAGACCGCCTTAGTAAATTTACTGAATGGAATGTTTAAACACGGAGACATTGTTGAGTTCCAAGGACAAAGAGGGTTCGTTAACTTCTTTGATAAACATAGTCCCTACTTCACATTGTGTGTGAGACAATGGGAAGATCCAGGTAAAATGCATGGCGTAAGTCAATGCAACCTTCTAGTCTTTAGACACTATTGGAAGGACGTTAAAATTATTAAACAACAAAATGACACAATCAGTTGATTATGATAAGTACCTTCAATTTGTTGATGGTACAACAAGCAACCCATCTAAGAATACAGATGAGTTCATTAAAAGAATCAAAGACTTAGAATCTAAGGGTGTTGATATCCCTAGACTTCTTACTGCTGCTGTTGGTATCAGTGCAGAAGGTGGAGAGTTTACAGAGATAGTAAAGAAGATTGCCTTTCAAGGTAAAGAACTTACTGAAGATACTAAGACCCATATGGTAAAAGAATTGGGTGATGTATTTTGGTATATTGCTCAAGCATGTAATGCATTAGGATTAGACTTCCAGACTATCGTAGTTACTAACATGATCAAGTTAGCAGCAAGATATCCTGGTGGTGAGTTTGATGTATTTCAATCAGAAAACAGAGCAGAGGGAGACATATAATGCACATCATTACATTAATTACAATCGTTGTTATAGCATCATCAATAATTGTATTGAAGGTATACAACCCTCATTGATCTAAATATACCTAGACAGTAGGTTGCAATGGCCAATGTAACGTGGAGAAAACTCGGTCAAGTAAACAGCAAGGGTGATATGTATCTCCTTGTTGTTTTTGATGCAATTCATAAACGTAGAGAATTGGAGGTTGAAAGTCACGGTAAGGTTTTACTTACTGCACCTAAGAAAGTTTATGATGATATGGAAGATGTCTTTAATGGTGATCTTCCATATGATTCACCAGATGGACATGATTCATTTAAGTCAAGATATAGTGGTGCTAAAGGAAAAGTTTTAGAAGCACGAAAGATAGGTAAGACAAAGAAGATTGATACAATAGGGTTCACAAAGATTAAGAAGACACAGGAGTTTGGAAGTAATACAGGATCAGGTGCTGGTGCAAAAGCAACAGAGATGTTTGAAAGTGCTGCTTGTTGGATGACTGCACTTGCTTATAAACATAAAGGTTTACCAGTTGGTTACGTTTTAAAAGAGTCAGACTTTGATGCAGTTAAATCTCATGTAGACACAACTGCAACACAAAAAGAATGTTTTATGTTTCTGAATAACAATTCAGATTGGATGACCTCTACTATTAAAACTGCTAACAAATTATATGATACACAAGAGTTTAAGAATACTAATTTTCATTTCTATAGAGGCAAATCTGTCGTTGATACAGTAGAAGAACATTTCAAAGTGGTCAATAAGAATGAAGAGAGACCATTTTCAAATGTTAACAAGTGGACTCCAGCAGATATTTACATGTGTGATTGTAACTTCGATACCACATCTATCACAGACACTGTAAATTTTGCTGATCTAAATCTACAGATGATGAAGTTAATTAAAGAGAAGAAGTTAATTGGTGTGTCTTTGAAAGGTCTTGGTTCTGGTGAAGCAAATATATCTAAGAAGAATTTTATAGGTGGACCCAAAAAACAAGAAAGAACATTCTCAGGTATGAGAGCTAAGAGTCTCTTTGGTTCTATGGATGTGTATTTTACAGCATCACCTGGTAATATAGAAGTACAGTTTCGTGCTACTGATACTGCTGGTAAAACATGGCAAGGTGAAGTCATGGGTGAATCGGCAAAGCATGGTAAGATAGGTGGTGGTGTATTAGATAATGTTTTAAAGAAAGTATTGGGTGATAACAATGGATTGTTTAAGAAGACAGGTTACACAAAGACATCAGCAATTGCTTCAGCAGCAGACAACTTAGATGATGAGATATTAAAGTTAGCTGTAGCAAATAAAGATATGTTTGCTGTTGATGAAGATATAAAACTAAATGATATAACTGGTATGTCTAAGAAGTGGAAGTTTGCAAAGTATATGGGTTTAGTTCTTGCTGATATTATGAGAACTTCTAGTAAAAAAGAACAAGATGATATTGCTACGAAGTTATATCTTTATGCTACATCAGAGTCTGATGAGTCTGCACCGTATATTAAAGTTTCCTAATGGCTAACATAGCACAGTTAAAACACTTAGAACATCTAGAAGATGAGATGCTCAACTATGGAGTTGATGGATGTAAGGCGGCTGTTGGTTTCTTACAGGAACTTAGGAAGATGCTTGGATGTGATAACAGTACAGGTTTCATGCAAACCAAATGGGATGGAGCACCTTCTATTATATGTGGTAAGGATCCTGCCAATGGACATTTCTTTGTTGGAACCAAGTCAGTATTTAACAAAGAGAATCCAAAGATATGTTATGGTGCTGATCAGATTGATGAATGGTATAGTAGTCAAGCTAATCTAGCTGCTGGTTTGAAACTTGCTTTAGAACATTTCTCACAGTTAGGTATTGATGGTGTGATACAAGGTGACTTTTTATTCACTGCTGCTACTAGGAAGACAGAGACTATACATGGTGAAAGATTGTACACCTTTACACCAAATACTATCACGTATGGTATACCTGTTGATCACCCTCTAGGTAAAGATGTTGGAGCAGCAAAAGTTGGAGTAGTTTTTCATACTCACTATGCTGGTGAGAAAGAGGGGTGGG